TAAACTTAACTTTGCCTTGATGCAGTACCATAAATATTCATTAACTGAGATTGAAAACATGATGCCTTGGGAACGAGACATCTACGTTGCATTGTTGGAACAGCATCTTGAAGAAGAAAAACTAAAGCATCAACAAGCGAATGGCATCTAGGGCGATTACCGATCCAATAGAAATACTCTTAGAGATGGGTGTAGACCTAGATAATCTCTCTAATGAGGAGGATTATCTTAGTGCCTTGATGGAAGCAGCTGCAACCATCGAGTTTCAAACAAAAGGAAGTGGTGATGAACGTAGTGCTGCCCTTAGAAAAGAAATTATAAAAGTAAGAAAGAAAAGAAAAGCAGCAGATCCTAAATTTAAAGTAAAAAAGACGCAGATATCAGCAGGAGCATTTAAAAAACAATCATCAGTTGCTAAGGTTAGTCGGAGTCAGAAAGCACTACCAGGATCAGCAGGAGGAGCACTTGCCAGAAGCAAACCTTCAAAGGGAGGAGCACTGGTTAAGCAAGGTGGTGAAGATGAAAGGGGATCAAGTATTCTAGAGAAAATTTTAGCGGGTGTTAATTCGATACTTAAGACTTTAAAAGAAGATAGAGAGTTTAAAAAGAAACTTGCAAACCAAGAAAGAAAGTCTGCAGAGAGAAAAAAAAGAGGTACTAAGGAAGATAAACTTGAAAGTGGAATTTTTAAAAACATACTAAAAGGTGCTAAAAAAATTCTCAAACCTGTGGAGGGTATATTAAGTCGTATTCTTAAGTTCATAGGAACAATCCTAATAGGAAAAGTTCTCAAGAAAATTGTTGCTTGGATGAGTGATCCTAAGAATGAAGGAAAACTTGAAGCAATTGGTAACTTTTTGGAAGTAACATGGCCTGCTATATTGGGAGCATTCCTAGTATTTTCAACAGGTTTTGGTGGTATTATAACTTCATTAATTGCACTGGTTGCAAGATTTATTCCAAAGATTGCAGCAACAATAGTTAAATTAGCAGCATCAAATCCTCTTGCTGCTGCTGCAATTGCTGGTGCTGGATTATTTGTTGCTGGATATGCGATACCAAAACTGATGCCTGGTACAGTAGATAAACAAGAAGGAATAACTGAAGGAGAACCTGGTACTGCAGAAGAAAAAATTGCAAAACTCAAAGAGCAGAAAAAAAACCTAAGTCTTTTTCAAAGGGCGCAAGGAGTTGGTTTAGAGATTGATGAACAAATTAAGTTTTTAGAAACCGGCAAGACTGCAGCATATTCTGGTGGTGGGATTGTTCGCGGATTTGCTGGTGGTGGTCATGCCATGGCACATGGAACTGACACTGTTCCTGCTATGCTAACTCCAGGTGAGTTTGTTATGAGTCGTGGTGCAGTTCAAAAATATGGTTCGAGTACACTTGCATCAATGAATGCTGCTGGCGGTGGAACCAACAAACCCACAATGTTAGGTGGAACTTTGTATGCACGAACTGGTGGACATGTTCATAAAGGTGAACCTAGACCAGGTGATCAGGAAACGAAAAATGCTGATATTGATCCTGATTTATATAAACCTACTAAGGGTGGTCCCGATAGATCTGGGACAGCATCGGTGGTACAACCTACTACCCCTTTGATTCCTAGTGTAAAGGATAAGAAAGAAAAGACGAATATGGCAAATGCGGAACAAATTGCTGCTGCATTCTTGTCTACCTTAGAAGCAAGTGGTGGACAAAATGCGTCGGATGCTTTCCAGGTCATGCTAAATCGCGCTGCTGATGCACAAGCAGGTGGTTCAATGAGAGTATATGGAAATAGTTTGTTTAATCAAATTACTGCTAGAGAACAATTCTCTCCATATTCCTCGGCATTATATGGATCAAGTGCAGATGGTGCTGCAGCATCAAAATATGGTAAAATTGCCAAATCTTTGGGAGCAAATCCAGCAGAAAGAAAGAAAAAATTATTAGAAATTGCTGGTGGATCTAATGGATTAAAAGAACTTGAAAAATTATTTGGTGCTGGATCAGCATCTGTTGCAGCAACAGTTCTTTCTGATCACCAATCCAACGGAAACTTGTCTAAAAAATCTAGAGAGTTCATCGGAAATAAAGTATCTTTCAGAGGATACTCGACAACTGGTGCCGTTAGAAGGGGCCCAGGAGGTAACTACTTCTTTGGACCAGGATCTAAAGTTGGTAGTTTGAAGGAAGTTTCTACCGGAGAACAAAGTATTTCTTTCTCTGGTGGTAGTTCTAGTGATATTTCTAGTAATAATGGTGGTGGATCTGGTAAAGATAATAAAACTTCTGGGAGTGGAGGTGCTGAGGGACTTAAAATGCTTATGAAGATTATGAGAGCTCAAAGCAAATTAATGTCTTCAGCACCTACTGCAAAGATAGGATCACAACCACCACCATCATCTCCACCATCTCCACCATCAACATCACCTCCAAAAGTTACAGTTGCTGATAGTGCTCAACAATCTGGAGCAAACCAGACACCCATTTCAGAAACTGTTTCTCATGTACCAGTTATACCATCAGCACCCAAAGATGCATCTAAAGTTACTGTTTTGGGTCTGGGATAATAAGATATGGCATTACTATCATTACTAGGAGCAGGGACAAGAGCAGTTGGTGGACAGATGGTAAAGTCTGGCGGGAGATCTGCTGCAAAAAAAATACTTAATGGTAGAGGTAAAAAACAAACAGGAATTGTAAAAAGAGGAAATGGTCAACAAGCAACCGGAGGTGGTGGAGCACTTGCCATAAGACCAAAGACTACTATGATTCCTGCAAAAATGATGGCCTCAACGTCATCACCGCAGGTATCAGAGGGTTCGGGATCAAATATCCTTGAGCAAATATATAAAAAAATTATTGCCATTGATAAAACTCTGAAGGGAACTCTTGCTGAGGAGAAGGCAAGATCTAAAACAGAGAAAAAAAATCTTGAGAAGCAGAAAAGGCAGAAACAAGAAGGGAAGTTAGAAAAGAAAAAAACAAGAGAAGAAAAGAAAGCGGAAGGTCTTAACATCCCCAAGATTAGTTTCTTTGATCGGATAAAGCAATTTGTTATGTCCATCATTACTGGTTTTATCTTAAAGAAGTTAGTTGACTTTCTTCCAAACGTAGATCTAGTATCGATTGGAAATGCAATTGGAACTGGACTCGAAGTTGTTACCGATTTAATTATTGGTGTTGTCGATGCAGCGGGAACATTTTTATTATGGGGACAGAAGGTAATTGATGGTTCAAAAGATTGGTTAAAAGAGAATCGTGGTGATGAAGCAGTATCAAGATTCAATGTACTATTAGGTTCATTAGGTAATCTTCTCAATGCAACAATAATTGTTGGGGCTCTTACCGCAAGACTTAATTCAAAACCTGGAACGAAACCTGGAACAAAACCTGGAACAAAATCAGGGGTAAAACCAACTAAACCTTTAGTAAGAAAACCAGGTCCATTAGATCCTCGCAGTAATGCAAGAAATATACAAAGAAGACATGGAACTGCTGCTAGAGGATTATACGAACAGGCTTATGAAAAGGGAATTAAAAACGGAAAGTCTCCTAAAGCAGCAGCAAAAAGTGCAAAGG